CCAAATGATATTATGTGGGAAGAGTTTCGTATGAAGCGTTTTCTTGTTAGTGATGGTGGCATCGAATCTGAACAGTTTGGAAATCATGTTGATGTAACTTCTCATGCTGGTGGCAAAAGAATGCTTATTCTTATGGTCTATTTAAATGATGACTTTGGTGGCGGCGAAACAGTCTTTCCTGTCTTTAATGATTATGTAAAACCAAAGAAAGGTAGCATTTTAATGTTTCCGCCGATGTGGATGTATCTGCACAGAGGTAATCCACCGCTCGCTCCAGGCTATGCGAAATATTTTTTGATGACTTATTTAAATTATAGTTTGGTGGACAGAGGTGAGTAAACAAAGCGGGGTCAACATTAGAGATACCATACTCCCTATAGAGGAGTTACATTTCTCTTTTATAACACATAAACTAAGAACTGAATTCGGATACATCGAGTCATCAAGAGAGAACGTATCAAGAGATGGCTCTGGTAAAATAATGCCTTTACTAACTTATCCCTGTTTTGAATACATCAATAGCATTGATTGGTCTGGTGCAAAGGTGTTTGAGTATGGAAGTGGATTTAGCACTTTGTGGTGGAGAAGTGTTGGGGCGGATGTTTATGGTGTAGAAGATAATGATGAATGGCATAGAAATGTAAGAAATAAAAATACTGTTTTAGAAAAAAATCTTAATGAATATCCTTATGTAATCGAAAGATTTCACTATAAGTTTGATGTGATAGTATTAGACGGAAAAAAACGACATGATTGTGCCAAACTATCTTTATCAAAATTAAACAAA